GACAACGTTGGACGTTCACTCCTTCTCAACACTTTGCCGCGTGATCCGAATTTCAGTCATTATGGCCGCTAATACGTTCAGCTCCTAGCCAAAGCCATTTATCCTTTGGTCTGCGCCGAGGCTGCTTGGTTTAATGACCCTGCTCCAGTAGAAGTTGTGGATACTGCCCACTTGCGCCATAAAACTCGTCGCAGACTCTTTTTCATCTACTGATTCTAATTGTTTCTTACATTCTTGCACTTTGTTCTTGGCTGATTACGCGACTCCGTTCTAGTTGACTTGCCTGATGCCGAAGCAAGAGATGAGTTGCAACGCTTTAGAGCCATAAGCTCCACGGCCGATTAAACACGTGCTATCCAAAAGATTCTGAATCGTGACCACTCCATCACAAAAGCGACCGCTTATTATGACCATCGTCCAAACCTCCGGGTCCAGGAATAACCTTTCGTTCATTCGAGTTAAGGGGAAACCTCTATGGTTCTGGCTGGCGTCCCAAAACCTACCTTAAAGTTAGTTCATGGGTCTATTACTACCTTTAATCCTCGGATTCTTACTGATCTTTCAGTTGATTATCATAAGCCTTAGCGTCGTACCCTCGATTATTGCCGCGTTGGTGCTATGCGTCACGTCGGTCCCGCTAATATCGATACCCTTTATGCCGTTAGCGACTGCCCCCGGAATACCCTGGCCGCTTTAACTTCTCGCCATGCCGCCCCTTTTTCGCACCCCTCACAGCTCTTTTTATCCGAACTGCCAGCTATCGTGAACGGGGTTGTTCAATAGATCCGACTGGAACTCCATCGCCCCTCTACCAACCTCATACGTCTTTTCCCTAACTTTTACCTTGAATTACGCCGTATGCCGACCGCCAAACGTTAGCAGCTCCTTGCCGGTTGGCACCATCTTTGCGGACAACGTTCTGCCATTCAGACTTTTAGTATCTTTACAAAAGCAGGTGAGGTTTCTGCTACGCCAGGTCGCCCTCGCCTCATTTGATCACCTCATTCTTCCTACAAAGCTTTGCATTTCACCTACAATCACTTCCTCCTTGATCTCGTGTCTGCATTGCCTTGGGCCGCTTTCAATTTGACACCTGACGGCCTCCGTATGAAAATCCAGGCGTGCTACGACCACTTTAAGGACCCTGTTTGCATATCGCTCGATGGTTCTTCGTTCGACTCTACTTAATGACTTAGTATCAAGGCTCTTGTTGACGTTCCCATCTACACTACTTTTGCTTCTGTCTTTTATGAACGCGCTCGTTTCTTCCCTATTTCACTTCATTCCTTTAAGCGCTATCTCTCTTAGTAAGTTTTCCGGTTTAGCTACGATAAAACTACTTTACGCCTTCGTGGTTCCGTTCATGGGACCACCAAGAGCGGCCACCCCGAGACTACTTTGATGAATTCTATCCGCAGTTATTGCTATTATAGTCCCATTGTCGATTCTGTTGGTGGTCGCTTGCTTCTAGCCGGCGATGATGTTCTAATTTTCACTGAACGCTCTCAAGTTTAACATGTAGCGAGTTGGATCCGTTCCCATACTTCCCGTAATAAGGACACCCCTTCCTACCTCGGATAGGTCGTCCGCGATCTACGAATTGGTCCGCTTGCTACCGCTTCTTTTCTCTCCAAAACCTATGAGGTTGTTCATGGCCGGGTTTATTATAGTAAGATTCCAGCCCGTATTGTTTTGAAACACAATGTTCCCTTGACTGGCCATGATTAACAGGCCGCCGTTGTTTAGGCTTACCGAACGGAGTTTGGCTCCCAATATCCTTATTCTTAGATGGCCGATCTCCGCTCCTCCTGCACTACCGGGGTTGCTGGCACCTTGAAACCTTTCACGAATATCGGTATCCGCTCTCTTTACCAGCATTATGATGCCTTTGTTTCTTGGATTTTGAGTGGGGCGACTCTGTCAGCTTGGCCCCAACAATAAATGTTTAATCGCAATTTAACAGAACATCCCCTTAATATTAAAGCTACTACGGTCGGTCATGACATTGTTGCTGATGCTAAAGACTGTACCGCAGAATCTTTTTAGAAGTTTACTGACTCAGCTTAACGCTCTGGTGCCACTGTTAGTATTCACTAAAATGCTACCAACACCGCTAATAAGCATATCGTTCTTGGTGGCAATCCACCCTAGCGTAAGTCACGCAAGACTAAAACTCCCTAGTCCCGTCGTCCAGCCCCACGCCCACGTCGCCCACGTCGCCCTTAACGCTCACGTGGCCGTGGCTCCGGTCTTGTCATGCGTCCTAATCGTAACCGTTAGCCAGCCTCCACCCGTATTACACATCGAGACTTCGTCACTTCTCTTTAAGTTGTCGAAGGCACTAATGCTAACGTTCTTTCTTCTGGTATTAATCCTGGTAACCCTTACATGTTCAGTTGACTTTCTGGCGTAGCACAAAATTTTGATTTGTATCGTTTTACGCATTTGGAAGTCATCTATGTTCCAAATACCGGGTTGAATACCTCAGGTTAAATCGTCATTTCTTATGATCCCAATCCCGGTGATGGCGTCCCTTCTCTGACCCAGGCCCTGTAGTCAAAAACCTCCGTCTCTGGCGCTGTACGTCAGAATCTCCGTCTTCGTATACCTCGTGACGTCCTCCAGCGCGTACAGAAATAGGATAAGTATGTCTGGAATTCCTAAGAGAATTGGAGCTATTTCCAATACTACCTTGGCTCTTTTACTTGCTTCTTGTCGACCTCTGAAACTGCCCCGGTTGGTAATTTGTGGCTGGATTATTCTGTCGTTCTTTACTCTCCCTAGATTCCGCCTTCCTTGTCTAACTTTTCTGGCGCTGTTATGTATGGTGCGGTCTAGACTGACATTCTCGGTAATAGCGGTTACTCTACCGGTTTGACTTTGACTGCTCAAAATGTCTCCGATACCGCCTCAACTACATCCACTGAGATTCTCCTTAATACTCCGGAAGCTGTTGATTGGTGGTAGACCGGTGGAACCGTTACTTCTGCAACTTCTATCTCCACCGACAGTACTATTCCCCTCATTGCCATTAATTCTTCTATACCCGTTACTATTACTTAGTAAGATGGTACTTAGGTTCCCTTCACCTTATCTTCCGCTAATTACGCTCCTATTGAGGCTACGAATACCACTTCCTCAACCTGAAATTATTTAGCTAATTCTGTCGCTAGCCTTTAATAGCTTTATAAAGAATATTCTGAATCACTCGAACTCGATTATCTTACCCCTGTTAAGTCGATCCTTTTAGGTTAGCCCAGTGTTTATGTTAAGAATTCCGATACCGCCGTTACGATCGCTTAGGCCGTCTTCCAGTCCGTTCTTTCACTGGCAAAAAGCTACATTGGTTCTTATTCGCCTATTGCTACCTCAAGCTCTTACGTACCTTATGATTAGCTTCATCGCACCCGTAATGCTCGCCGTCTAAACAATAAGACTGTTCATGCATTAAATGGTAACATCCCTCTTATTGATGACGCTGAAACTTTATTGCCTCACTGAGTTCATGCCGGCAAGGCCGGCTTTCTTGATTGGTCTTCCTAGGGTTCCAATCTTTCTCTCTTACCTAGGCTCGGTTTAAACTCGACCGCTAAACATACACTGCCGACCCCTTAATTTCGGCTTTAGTGTGAGTTTTCTCATACCGTC